GCTCTCGAACCAAACGCAGATTCGCCACCTCTACTAATATCAGAAGCTCTTGCAGCTATATCGCTTTTAGCTCCTGCTTTCATAACATCTTTGGTTACTTGGTCAACGACTGCTTGTTCGTATGGGTCATAAAAATCTTGTGTCATATCTTGGCTAAATTGACCTGTGCCACCTTGTCTTAAATATTCTGAAGCTGCATCTAATCCTCTACCAAAGGTTGATTCTGCACCTCTAGCAATAGCTCTACCTTCGCCTAAGCCACCAAATAAAGATTCTAAGCCTGTGCCATAAGACCGACCTGCTTGCTCTATAAAAGGCGTTTGTATGCCTGTAGCTTGTCTGGATAATTGTATAGCTCTTTGTTGGTCAGGTGATAAGCCTGCAACCATTTGTGGTGCTACAAGCGGATTACCTTCTTCATCAAAAAATGTTCTGTTACTAGCTTGAAACGCTTGTTGTAAAAAGCCAGGACTATATGAAGCAGTACCTGGAATACCTGAGCCATAAAATAATTCCCGTGTTGCAGGGTCTAGTGTTCTAAACTGCTGCTGTACATCTAAGGCTATTGGACCTTGTTCTTCAGCCATTACGCCATACTCCCAAAGTGTTCCATAAGTTTATACATTACTCTTGTACCTGTATCACGACTTGGGTCGCCATTTGGTGTCAATGTAACAATGCCGTTACTATCATTGGTTGCCATATCAAAAGTACCAGCGCCTTTAACTGCTTTGGCTGTCATTACAAACTCGCCATCTGAAAGCATTGCTGGTATATCATCTGATGTTCCGGTGCCTGGTCCGTTTATGTCGCCATCCATAGGCGGAAAGTTTGCAGGGTCAATTGGTGGCTCGCCACCTTCCTGCATTTCTACAACACCACCCCTTGCAAAACCCATAATGCCGTTATGGTCGCCATCTGCTTGGCTGTATATCATACCACCCATAGCAGCACTTCTAGGTGTGACACCCGTGCCACCGCCTTGCAATACAGGCATACCCTGTGGGTTTAGTCCATACTCTACTCTGCTAGGCATTTCTTCGCCTTTTTGTCTTGCTATCTCAGCTGCAATATTATATCTACCTAATTGGTCTGTGGTTGTAAGTGGTGTTAATGGTACGCCTTTAAAGTCTTTGGCTTCATCATAAGCAAGCTTACCTATAAGTCCTGCTAGTCCTGCAATGCCTAGATTACCCATACCGCCGCCTCTGACATCATCAGAAGACCTACCTTTTAAAAAGTCTTCTATTCTTCCAATACCACTTTGACCTTCTTGGCCACCACGCATGCTTTTAAAAAAGTCTTCTATTTTTCCAATTTTACTTTGCCCTTTGCCTGTTACTGGGTCATAGTCACTTACAGAGCCTTGCATAATTCCTGTTTGTGACGCAACTCCACCAGTCATTGGTATTGAAGATGGGTTTGTTAAATATTGATAATATGTACCTGAGTCTACTGTGTTGCCAAATCCATCCACATACATTCCTGTGTTCGGGTCTAACTGTGATGAAACCATGTCAAAAGCAGGCTGTTGCCCGCTCATCATTGGTTGTTGTCCACCACTAAACAGACTACCTATGCCACGCCTTATATTAGGCCCTAATGTGCCACCTCTAATTCCTGTAGCTCCTTTTGCCGGATTAAAAAAGTTTTTTATTCTCGAAAACCTGCCAGTGCTTGCTGCTGTGCCTGTTCCAGTACCAGTTGGTGTGCCACCAAAAAACTTACTACCCGCAAAACTTAATGCTCCGCCAAGCAATGCGTCTTTAGTTGACATACCAGAAGCCTTGCCCACACCAGCTGTCAGCGCAGCTTTGGCTAACGGACCCACACCTGGTATAAAGTTTACTGCTATAGGTGCTACTTTTTTTACAACTTTTTTAATTTTCTTAAAAACTTTGGATAGAAAACCAAATTCAGGCAATCCTGTATTTGGATTTATTGACATGTCACCACCTACCATATATTCATTTGGATTTAAGCCAACATTTTGCATGTCTTGTTGTACCATTTGTCTTGTTGCAGGAGTAATTACAGGCGGTACAATCATTTCACCCGTAGCAACATGAGCTAAGGTGTCGTCTTCAAACCTTCCTAGTCTTGCTATTCCTTCCATATCTTGTGTCATGTGGGGCATAAATTACTCCAAAGCTCCTATTCCCTGTTGTTCTTGTCTTATTGTTTCAGCATTTTTATCAGGCAAGCCTTCTGGATTAATTAAATCAGCAGGTCTTGGCTCTTTAGATACCATATTAAGCATCATATCAAACTCATCAGGATTAAATTCATCATCCATTTGTGCTGCAATCCTAGCAAGCTCTATAGACGCTTGATTATGTTCGGCAGAGTCTTTTGGTTTTGTTAGTATAATGTCGACAAGTTCTTTGTAACCAGCATTAGACAACGGCATTAGAACTTCATTAATCAGCTCTTGCCTGCCATCTATGAAAGCTTTTCTTTCTGGTGATATTTGTGTTTCACGGTCCATGTTTGCTTGTATAGCAGCAATATTTTCTTCTATGCTGTTTGGCTTAAACATAGTTTGTGTTGTTGGAGGCAGTAATTCCGGATAATTCTCACGAATAATATCATATTCTATATCTGACATTGGACCCTCCAACATTTTGTAAGCTTGGTCTAGCGTTGGAACAAATCTACCTCTATCCTGACCCATGGTTTGCTGTGGAGCAGGTTGTTGTTGCATTTGGTCTTTAAGTTTTTGTGTCATCTGGTATAGCTGTAACTTTTTTCTTAGTTCTGCTTTTGCTTCTGGATTTGTTTCTTTTGCTATAGCTTCTGTTAGAACTGCAATAATTTCGGCATTGTCTTGTTTCATACCAGAAGGCATTGGTTGTGTTTCATTACTAGATAGCGCACTCATAGTAGTTGCAGCCTCTTTGTTCGACATTACACCAGGCCCTGAAGCAGAGTCTATTTGTTGAACAATTTTATTTCTTAATTCGTTTAATTCTTCTTGCGTTGCCATATTTTTGCTCTAATTTATGTCTACAGATATATTACCACTTGTTTTAACTGAAACAAAGCCTAAAAATCCAGTTGCTTTTAAACCTTTTTCGTTACTGTCTGTAGTCAAATTTATAAAATCGTTTCCATTATATACCTGCAATACTTCTTTTGTGGTGTTGAATATCACATCACCTTGTAAAAAATTTAATTCTGCTACTTCTGTAGCGTTAAATCTTGGCGTTCTGTTTGGGTCAAACTGACCAAGATTAATTTCTAATACTCTTACTAGCCTGTTAAATACTTCAGGCGTTACCTCTTCGCTTGCTAAAGGCAGCCTGCTTGGTAATAACTTTGCCACTACCTTCTACCGTCAGGCTGTATATCTAACCTTGTAAATCCTAATCGCCACTTATAGCCAGTCCTGTTGCCTACTGCAGCGTCATCATCGCTTTGCAATCGCAACACTGCTTGTCTGCCTCTAGCACGCACATGCACCTGGTCTGTGTTGTTTGATACATCTTTTGTTGCTCTTGTGGTTAAAGATTCACTAGGAGCATTTCTTGTCTTCAGTAACATATTTATTTGTGGCACACCAGATGCGACATTTGTTCCATAAAACTTAATATCAGGAATCATTCTTCTTATAAATGCAAAGCTGTTACCTTCTTGTAAATCAAAGTCTGCGCTTTCAATAAATACACCGTCCATGGGTGAGCCGTCGTCGTCGTCGCCATCTTCTTGATTAAATATATAGTTGTTTGCTGTGGCCAATGGTCTTGTAAATACATTTTGGTCAACCCAGGCTGTTCGTACCAGCTGTCCAATTGACCAAACACCTTCTAAATAGTTGTATATAACATATCTTGATATTTCTTGTGTGCCATCGCTTTCTGCTGGATAAAACCACCATACCTCATTGTATTCTTTGTTTAATATAGCAAATACTTTAAACGCCTGTCCTATGTCTAAATCTTCTTGTACATAACTTAAAACACTACAAGGTAGTTTTTGCACTGAGCCGTTGTATGAATAAAAACCATCGTCACTCATCCAAAACACGCCGTTTGGTGAGTTAATACAAGCATTAGGCCCAATCATGCCCGTGCCTTCATTAATTAAATTTAAGCCAAATGTAAGTGGTGGTCCAACAAACTGCATGCTATATAAAGATGTGTCTGTCCATATCAGTGTTTCTTGTCTTGCTCTAAGGCCGCCACGAATCTCACTACCGGCTGAAAGTCTTACAGAACCTGCTGTGTTTGTAGTTTTTGGCTCAAACTCTGTAATACTTTCTTGGTCAGAAAAAGCAACAAGCATTGGGTCAATACTGCCTGTTCTTGCTCCACTAGATATTGGGTCTGCTCCTAGTACAATCACATGTCTATCTGTATCACTTACAATAGTCTGCAAGCCTACAGTTGGCGCTAAATTAGAGCCAGTCAAAGATGTTATGTTTACTGCTCTTGTAGATGTACCATTAGATTCATCCCAATAAAAAATACCGCCACCTCTGGGGTGTAAAATTAAATCTTCACCAAAATTATCTGCTGACCATAGTCTTAACTGGTTTGTAAAAGAAAGACTTGTGGACGCTCCATAAGCACCCTCACTCCAACTACCAGAACCAAAACCAGTTGATTGTATAAAATTATCTAACCCAACATTAAGTTGATATGCTGCATCTGCACCAGAACCACCATTACCACTGTCACTTGAGTTTGCTGTAGCTGTAGCTGTGAAGGTAAATGTGTTTGCTGTAGGTACGCTTGCTACCTGGTATTCTTGATTTAAAACGGCTGCCGTTATATTGCCACCAAGACTCACTGCGCCGCTTATTGTTACAAAATCGTTTTTAACAGCTCCATGCGCACTATCTGTAGCAGTTATAGTAGCAGAGCCATTTGTTGCAGCAAATGTAATGCCATTGGTTGTGGTAGCTCTTATGGGTGTAATATCGCTTAAAGTTGTGCCTTCTAAAATATATGCTTTGAGATGCGTGCCAACATATAGATACTTGCTACCTTCTAATGAAATCCATGGAAATAATTTACGACATGTACCAAGAAAAGCAGTTGCGTTTTGTTTTGTCCAACCGCCTATTTTTTCTACAAAACCTTTACGAAATCTTACAAGAGAAGCATCAAACCAACCACCTGCATTGGTGTAATTTGTACCTTCTCTGTCTATTCCTGCTTTAAACTGAAACTTTGCAAACGGCATGTTTCATCTTCTAAGCTATTCTTATAATAGCTGTTGCTGCTGCTTTAGCAGGAAATACTATTGTAAAATCGCCTGCTGTTGAAGTTTTATCGCCACCAAAGTCAATTGTAGCCACTGATTTATCACTATTTGTATCGTTATAAATCATACAACCTCTTGCTGTAATAGTCGCTGTGCTAAATGTTAAATCAGCAAAATCAGTGACTGCTGTTGTGCCAGTAGCTGATGGTGTTACATTGGTTAATGCAGCACCGCCTGAAGTATAGTTAGTACCACTAGCTTGACCTGTTGTAGTAAATGCAGTTGTAGTAGCTCCTAGAGTTGCTGAACTTGTGTATAAAGCCAGTTTAAAACTATTACCACTTGTGTTGGTAAAGTTGTGTGTGCCTGTCAAAAGCTCTACTTTAAAGCTTGTTGTAAGAGTAGATGTTATTGCCATATTAAATACCTTTAATTATTTTTGCTATATCTTCGCTACCCCCTTTAGATAAATCTTGAATTAAGGTAGCTTTATAAGATTTTATAGCATTTTTAATATATATCAAACAAACTTGGTAAATTAAATCTTTGTATGCTCTAGCCTGTGCTTTAATATGTTCTTCGTTATCGTTAGATATGCCCACTATTTTGTCTGTTAATTGTTCTGCCCAGAACTCAGGCGGATGTCCACCAAACTTAGTTGTGGCTACTTCAACCATGCCTAATTCAGGCACTCCATCAGGTGTTATCTTTATTACCATTTGTTAGGCTCTCCTATTTTTATGTTTTCGTGTCTACCAATTAATACTGGTTTTTTTTCTATTTCTTTTTTTTGTCCTTCACTTTCTTTTTTGGTGCTTAGCACGCCATCTTTAATTATCGGCACCACAGGGTCATCAAGCCTATGATAACCATACAATTTTTCATTTAGAGGCACAGACGCATCTAATAAAGTGCTTGAATTAGCTATTTCAACAGTCATTCCTGACATCATGCATTTAGAAAGCCAAAACTCTACGCACCCTCTACCTGCTTCTGCAAAATATAAATTACCCTTATAAGTAAAATCTATACCAAAAACTTTAAGCACATCTACTTGATTCCACAAAGCAAAAGCCACAGCATAGGCTACTGTGTTGTTTAAATATGAACTTTGTAAGTCTTTTAAAACCTCATTGATTGGATAGAGCTGTAAGTTTTTACATCTTTTATCTAGTTCACAGGTGTAAATAGGTTTGCCGTTATCTACAAGTAGCTTGCGCATACCCTCTGTTTGACCACCAGCATCATCACTATCCAAAAACCTAGATGGCGGGTCCATCATAAATACACGGTCATGAAATATTACTGAAGCTACAGCGTTGATTGCCCACACCTCATCAAAGTGTGAGCCATGTGATTTAGCAAGGTTATAGTCAAACCAACTAGCACCCATGCCAACAATAGCAACAGTTTTGCCTTTTAATTCTTTGATAGGTTCCATCTCTCTCTCTTTTCGTAACCTATGTTACATTTGTTCTTAGTGAATCATACCTCATTTCATCTCTAGTATCTCTGCCTTCGCCTAGATTCTTAAGTCTTAGTAAACTTTCTTTAAACCTTGCTTCATACATTCCTATGTCATCTGCAGGTAATTTTAAAAATACAGCGCCTTCTAATAAACAACCATACAACAATGTATCTGGTGCATCTGTTGATAAGTAAGTAGTACCTGAATCTGTACCCGTTGTTAAAGAAACTGGTTTAGCTAAATAGTGTAATTCCATTGTATAGTTTGCGTCTGGTACTGGCGCTACCTCAAAAGAACCTTGGTCAAATATTGCGTAATATCTTGGCTTACCTCTTGTAGCAGAGCTAGATACATACTCTTTGAT